TGCGGCCGTCGGAGGAAGCCGTTTAAAGGACTCGGTTTCCTATTCCCAGGTCTTAGATGATGCGTTCCCTACGGTTTCCAATTCCGTGGGGGATAAGTCTTTCTCTGACTTCGATGTGTTGTTCTGTGATACTCCTTTGGGACTTCGCATAACGACTACTGCCTACTGGTCTCTAATCCAAGAGATTTTTGGCGCGTCATCCACTCTTGAGTTTACTCGAGATGGAACCGTGGATTTCCACGATACTCGATACACGCTTACTGCGAAATCAGACGAGTTTGTGTCTTATCATGTGGATAATCATTCGTACTGGCAGGTTAATCACGCAGTTTACTTTGGTACTGTTTCCTACGATATGGAGCTTCACAAAGGCTCGAAATCGCCGCTTCTCACTTTTGAGCTTAAAAACTCAATTGTGTGGAACATGTTGACTGACCAAAGCACTGTTCGTGATATATCTACATTCAACGGCGTTTATCGCCAGTTGGTAGACTTTGTATCAGAGAGTATAGGAACACTGGCTGACGACATGATCAATCAGTCGCACTGGTCGATTCTCTCTGCACAACCGGGTTTGTATCACACTCAATCTAAAGCCTATGCCACTCTTTTAGGCGACGTTTCGAAGAATTTCGAGTCGTTAATTGAGTCCCCCGGATTTCTAACTGAGGTATTGCCTGCAGCTGCTGATCTCCCTGGAGAAATCCTTGGTGCAGCTAGGGGTGTGGAATCCCTGTCTCTTGACGCAGCTTTTCTCGGTTCCCTTCCAGCCCCAGTCGGGTATCTTTCCCGATTGAGGACCTTGCTGAAGGTCCTTTGTGGTGGTTATCTCGCTTATATTTTTGCGATTAAACCTACCTTGGAGTCCTCAGCTGACGTTCTCCGCTCTCACCTGCCATCGCTTACACTCTTTCGAGCTAAAGGAGGCATGAAGTTCAAAGGTGACGAAGATTCATTATCTTCTGAACCCTCTTCATTGCAGGCGTTAATCAGAGAGATTACGGAGGAAACCATCGTATCTT